GAAGAGGCCAAGGGTGAGTGGGCAGAGCGAATGGCTCGGACGCCTGATAGGGTGAACACCTCATGGTGTCATGATCCCTACTGGTTGCTTCGACGTCATGTTCGCGAGCTTGCCACCGGGTGGGGAGAGCGTTTGGAAAACGCTCGGAAAGAATGTGTTGGAGGGGGAATAAGAAAGAGTGAGAGTGGGGTTTACATCCCTGACCAGCAGGGGTGTTTTGAAACGACTCAAGGTGAAGGTGGCACGCTAGCTACGTGTCCTTCCAAAACTTCCAGTGACGATTCTCTCGTCAGGTTGGGAGTGGCAAAGACAAAGGGAAAGCTTCGTGTTGTAACGATGCAATCCGCCCGTGTCAAACGGGTCTTGACTCCGGTTCACAACGCCCTATACGACCATCTGTCATCCTTCGGATGGCTCGTACGTGGGGATGTAAAGAAGGAAGACTTCTTGGCCGTTCTCAATGACAGGAAAGACGGGGAGGCGGTTATCAGTGGGGACTATGAGTCTGCCACTGACAAGATTTATCTTGAGGCCGTCGATGTCATCGTTGAAGAATTAGCGAAAGATGTACGGTTAACGGAGAATGAAAGAAAAGTCCTGCGCGGCTCGTTCACCAATCTCAGATGGATGAACACGTGTACAGGGCAGATCAGGCCTATAAAGCGGGGAAGTATGATGGGGAACTTGGTGAGTTTCCCACTGCTCTGTCTCCTGAACAAGGCCTGTTTCGATATCGCCAGCGATATCGCGAGGGGGGCAGGGGCCAACCGCGTTGGTCGTTTCAACGGCGATGACTGCGTCTTTGCAGGTGATCGGAAGTTCTTTGACCTTTGGAAAGAGGTCACGGGAACTTTCGGGCTTTGTGTCAATGTAGAGAAGACCGGCTACTCCAACATCTCGGCGGATTTGAACTCCCAGAGTTTCTTCATCCGTCGGGGCCAGTTGGCCCCTAAACCCGTCCTATCATTCTTCAGACCGTACCGAAGGGAACCTGGGTGTCTCTTGACAGAGGTTCTCGAGGGGCTGCGGACTTTTCGCGGCGAGGTGGTAAGCCTCGTCGTGAATTGCCTAATGCGCTTCGAGATATCTGCTAGGCAGATAGACTTGTCGACTCTATCTAGAAGAGAATACTCAATCCTTTCGAAGAAATCCTGGTTTCGCCGTGCCTTGACGGATGGCGCGGCCCCCACAGTAAAGAAAGGCGTACGTCGCAGTGTCGAAATGGTCATAGGGCCGCCTCC